AAAGCTGATGGAAGCAGCCGCTACCCCGGCAGAGTACGACGCCGACACGGGGCAAGAGACCAGCGCGAAAAGCTATCCGGCTGCCGCTACGGTCTACGAAGAAATAGACACCGATGAGGTCGTTCTCCGCGATCACAAGTGGCTGACCGCAAAGTACGACACAGAGGAATGGGCTGCGCTTCGAGCAGAGAGAGATCGCTTGCTGGCTGCTTGTGACTGGGTTGTCGTGAAGGCTCAAGAGGCTGGCGAGGATGTACCGGCAGCGTGGGTGACGTACCGGACTGCACTGAGAAATATTCCGGCGGCTACCAGTGACCCGGCCAACCCGACGTGGCCCACCGCTCCGTAACTATGGACGAGAGTTCGCTCAGAATTCTTCTCACGCTGGGGGGGATGATTGCGTCAGTGGCTGCGGCATTTGCCGTGGTGCGCCAGAGCGTCAAGGCTTTGACTGAATCCCTTGCTGACGTTGAAGTCCGACTTCGGCGCTTAGATTCTAAAATTGATAGGCAAGAAACAGAGGCTTCAACTGTAGGGCAGCGTTTAAACATACTCGCTCAGATGAGCAGCCCAGATAGTCTTGAAAGACGCCACCGAGAGCTAGGCGACCTGATAGCTAGACTGGGGTTCATAGAGAAGGATGTCGCCTCTATTAAGTCGATGCACAACGGAAAACACCCGAAGAATGGCGAAATGTAGAAAAGCGTCCTATGATGTGTAAACGCACTCCGGGAGGTAGCAGATGATTCCATTAGAACACTTAATTCACCACGAGCTAGGTGAGGGAGCGGGCGAAGAAGTAACGTGCATGAGGCCATTTGGCCCGGCGATTGGTTACGCAACGCTGCCGCAAGAGATTATTGACGCTTTCAATGACGACCTAGATGGCGGAACCGAAGGCCCAGACTGGAGCGAAAAGCTGGTCGGCCAGGTGAGCGCTCAAAACCTAATTCCTACTGACGTTCTGGAGCCTCACTCAAAGTATTTTGCAACTGCTGCGCTGCAATACGTCGATAATTACGCTGAGCGCCACTGCAAACCCATCCCAACGAACATTAAACCCGTGGTTCAGGTCCACAGTGCCTGGTATGTCCAGCAGAAAGCCGCTGATTTCAATCCACTCCACCTTCACACCAACGCGGAGTTGTCCGCCGTAGGCTATCTAAAGTTGCCTGAAGGCATCGATGAGGAGTGGGAAGAAGAAGATAAATCTCACTACCAAGCGGCAGGAAACATAGAGTTTCTGAACGGAAGCCCGACCTTTATGAACAGGTCAACATTTATGGTGCGTCCCAAGGTTGGTGATTTCTTTATATTTCCATCCGATCTGTTGCACACTGTCTATCCGTTCAAATGTGCCGGCGAAAGGCGCAGCTTCTCCATGAACCTAATTCTCGGAGAGCAGGACGATGAAAAAGAAGGAGAGTAGTCATGGCGACTAACCAGGAAGCCCGACAGACTTCCGTTCGCGGCGTTACGTCAACGACTGGCACTTATGACGAGGACTGGGTGGCGCTGTTTACGGCGCGGTCGGCCCCTGCTGGAACGTACAACGAGCGCCTTCTCAACTACATCAACACCAAGCTATCCACCAGCTACACCAATATGAACGATGCTCTGCAAGCATTGGCTGCGAACCAAAGCGCAGATAACTTCAGCTCAATGGGGACGTTTACACCGTGACTACCAACCAGGAGGCTCGCCAGATATCGTGCCGGGCAGCTTCTGGTACGGCCTTTACTGTCAACGAAGACTGGATGGCGGTAGCAGCCACCGCTGGGTTTACGACAGGCACCATCAATGAACGTTTATTGAACTATCTCAACGCTGCCCTTGGGGCGACGTGGGATGCTGCGTCATGGGACGAAACTTCATGGGACGGCACTGGAGGCGACCACACCAACATCAACGAAGCGCAAGCGGCTTTTGCAGAATCAAACGGCGTTGTGGGCATTGGCGGTATGTTCTCCCAGCTTGGATCGTTCTAATGGCTGATGATATTGGTGTCCCCGATAAGTTGTCATGGCAACAGAACCGTCGCCGGTTGGCCTACATTGCGATGGGCGCGATCTTGGTGACAATTGCATCGAGCTTTGTGTGGCCCGAGCGAGCCGCACAGGTGCCTGCCGCAGAGATGATCTACATCAGCTTGGCTGGCGTCATCATGGCGTTCTTCGGCGCCGACGCACTGGTTAGCAAGAAGAAGGGCTAATGCTTACGCTGCTCGGTAGCCTGTTGGGCTTTGGGACGAGTATCGTTCCAGAAGTTCTCGGGTTCTTTAAGCAGAGCCAAGCCAACAAACAAGAAATCAAGATGCTGGAGGCGAAAGCCCAGTACGCTTCGCAGCTTTCCACTCTCAAATTACAAGAGCTAGACGCCGAAGCCGACATTGCCGAAACCAAAGGGTTGTACGCTCACGACACAGCGCTTGCCAGTCATGGCGGGTGGGTCGTCGGCTTGCAGGCCAGCGTCAGGCCGGTTGTTACCTATTTGTTTATGTCAGCGTTTCTGGCCGTCAAAGGCGGCATGGTCTATTCGTTGATTTTCACGCAAAGCGTCGATTGGGTTACGGCCCTGGCTGTAGCGTGGGACGGTGAAACGCAGGCGTTGTTTGCTGCCATCATGTCGTTCTGGTTTGGCAACCGGGCGATGAGCAAAGCAAGGGCGGTCATTAAAAAATGAGCATTTCAAAGCATTTCACGTTAAACGAGTTGATGAAAAGTCAGACCGCTTTACGTCTTGGCTTAGACAATACGCCAGACAATGACGCGCTGGAGGCTTTGACCGCGCTTTGCGAAAACGTGCTGGAGCCAGTGCGCGAGCATTACGGCTTGCCCGTTGTCGTCAGCAGCGGCTACCGATCCCCTGCGGTTAACAAAGCCATCGGCAGCAAGTCCACCAGCCAGCACACCAAAGGCGAGGCGGCAGACATCGAGATCCCTGGCATCGATAACCTAGAGCTTTACTACTGGATTGCGATAAACGCCGATTTCGATCAGGCAATTCTGGAGTATTACAACGGCGAGCCGTCCAGCGGCTGGGTCCATGTCAGCTACGCAGGACACGAAAACCGCAGGCAAACCCTCAGAATTGATAAAAGTGGGGTGAAGCGGGAGACTTTCAGCGGAGACAATGGGTTGCCATCTCTAGCGGCGTAAGATAGCTTTTCCTGGTACTCCTCCCAAGTACCACCTAAAAGCCCCACCACTTTAAGGCCCGTCTTTTTTAGGCGGGTCTTTTTTTGTGAGCTTGTCGAGTAAATCTGCATATCCCGCGATGTCGGTTGAGTGATCTGGGTCTGCTTGGTTCCCTTCTTTTGACCGAGCAACCTTTAGCAAAATCATCATGCGAACTACGTCTGTAGCCGCGACATCGACCCCAAGGTACGCCGCCCATAGATCAGCTATCCGTTGGTGGGTGTGGCGAAAGTCACCGTGCCTGCCGTGCCGGTCTTTGACTGCCTCTGACGCTGCTTCAAGGATGTCCATCTAAGTAAGCTCCTATAAATTCCGCTGAGACTTGCGGGACGATAGCGTTACCCGCGCCGCGCAGCGTGCCCACCCTGTTGGGAAACCCATTAGCCAGAGGGAAAATGCTGGGTTCAGCGCGGCGGGCTTTCCCGTCAGCGCAGGGGATGAGGGTTGCGTCAGACCAATGACTTGATCTTCCAGTTTCCATCGGCCCCCGTCTTTTCCGCCGCCTGTCGGCGTCTTCGGCGTTAGCCAGCCCGCTGTCTGCACTAGGTCGCTTAGGTTCGCCCCAAACGTCCCGCTCGGGCTGACCCGCTGGCCCTTCTCGTTCAGCGTCCGTCCCGCTGTCTGGTCGCTGACCCTGGGCGTCGGCCACCCCGCCGTTAGAGCTGCCCCCGCCAATGTTGTGCCGCCCGTCTGCGCTGCTGATGGGTTGTCTTTGTGTTGAGCGTTTCCTGCCTGACTGGTTGGCGTCGGCCACCCAGAACAATCGCTGCCTGATATGCGGTGCGCCCGCGCCCGCAGCGCACAGATCGGCGGCCCCGACAGCATATCGTGCGTCTTCCAAATCAGTGCGTATTCCGCAGAGCCATTCCCGGCCATCCTTGCTCGCAACTTGTTCTCCAAAGATCGCTGGAGGTCGGCGCTCGGCGATGAGTTCGTAAAAAGCGGGCCAGAGGTGTCGTTCGTCGGCATGACCTTGTCGCTGTCCCGCGCTCGAAAGCGGCTGACAGGGACAGGAGCCGGTCCAGACGGGTCGGTCTTCGGGCCATCCAGCAAGTTGGAGGGCGTAGGACCAGCCGCCGATTCCGGCGAAGAAATGGCACTGAGTGAACCCGACAAGATCGGACCCCCGAATATCGGTAATTGATCGCTCATCAACCTCTCCCTCTGGTATCAACCCCTCATCAATAAGCTCCCGCAACCATGCGGCGGCGAACCTGTCGTTTTCGTTGTAATAAGATTTAGACATCAAGGATGTCCATCAGTCTCATCCATCGTGTCGCCCTCAAGTCGCTCTTGGTCTACATGAGTTTTAACAACGCTATCAAACTTGTCGGGGTAAGCGCTCCAAGCGCTCACTCTGTTTTTGGCTTGGCTGGGAAAGTGAAGTGTTGAACCGCACTCGCATCGGGCGGTCGCCATGTCTGTCTCTTCGTCGTAGTCCACAAAAGACGTGTAAACGTGTTCGTGCTTCTTAGTCATGTTAATTAGCTCCCTTTAAAAGCATCTTGCCTCGCCTTTGTAAGCCTGATGTGAGTTCTTTTTACCTCCTCTCTCTTGGCTGACGTTTCTCTCCAGATACGAGACGGGATGTAAGGCGGCCAGATATCGTATACAGCAACCCCAACGATAGAGCTGATGTGGCTTTTAATTTCCTCTGACGGAATTGAAACTCCGGTGATATAGCGGCGGACTTGCTCGCTAGATTTTGTCACTCCGTTAACTCTAAGGTTAGCGGTAAGCCCGACTGCGCTCATCTTTATGGCGTTTAACCTCAGCCGCAACGGGCTGTTCCAGCCCGCCGATACGTCGGGATGCACAGAATTTTTCTCCGCCGGTTGGGGCGCGTCCCCATACTCCACGCGGAACGGCTCGCGAAGCCGCAGTATCTCGGCTCGCGCTAGTTCAAGAAGATCAACGATATCAATTTTGCTCATTATTCGCCTATCCTTTCTTTGGGTTGATGTCTGAAGTTATGCCAAACATTCTTCGTGTTGCGGCTACATGGCCGTAGCGTCCAGGGATGGGTGCAATTCTGACTTCGATGCGGCGTCCGCGTTCCAAGTGGTAGGCGATCAATCGCGCCGCCAATATCTCTGCGCCTTCTTTGGTGCAGTAGTCGTGCATTGGCTCGGTGCCGCCGCTAAAAGGCGCTCTGTCTGTTAGCTTGCTCATTCTGTAGCCCTTCCCGTTCTTAGCTCTGCCAGACCTTTTGATATTCTGTGCATTTGAAGACCCCGTGGTTGACAGAAAGCTCCATCGGGATCTCGCATGGATAGCCCAGTTCTTCGTAGCGGCTTTTGTGGACGATCAGCCTAGCCTTTGTTTCACGGCCACCAGAATCATTAACAAAGTTGTCGCGGTGTATGGACATCACTTGGTCTGCCTTGTTTGCCCAATGCTGCGAACCGGCAATGCTGCTGTAGGTGATCGGCTCCTTGACCCCGGACCCGATGGGCTTGGCTGGGTGCGCCAATATCTGCAAGTGCAAGTTGCAAGCCTTCGCTAAGTAAGTGCATTGGTCTAAGCATTTACCTATCCAGCCGGTTTCCGTCTGATCTCTTTTGCTAAAGCTCGGAACGATCATGTTCCACGGATCAATCGACGCGGCGCTAATTCCGTGCCGCACATAGGCGTTGTTGACCATATCAACGATCCACTCAAAGCTGGGGCTGTTGCGCGGGTGATGCAGAAATAGGAAGTGGTCCTCAATCCAGTCGTCGGCTTCCTTCTTCTGTACGTCAGTCATTTCTTTTTCCAGCCGCCCCCAATAAGCGCTCCGAAGATTTCGCCGCACAAAGGGCTTCTCTCTCGTTTCCATCGACATGATGGCAACACGAATGTCGTAGCGCCGGACGATCTGCGCCCAAAGCTGCTGGCTAAGATGGCTCTTGCCGTGTCCGGGCCAGCCCGACATGACCGACAAATGGGAGGGCGACAGCATCAAACGGGATTCCCATTCCGGCCAACCCTGCCACAAGGTCAATGCCGGTGGCTCTGGTATTTCCGACAGGCGGTAGATTCCTTCGATGGGGTAAGGCGCGGGGTTCTCGCGTAGATACATGCTGAGGCCCTCTGCGCCCCACTGCATCAGAGCATCGTTGGCATCCTTAATGCCCTGCGGCCAATCAACCCAATAGCACTGCGCTGGGCCAATTACTTGCGCTAGGTCGGCCCGCAGATGTCGCCCTGGCTCGTCGTTGTCTGTCACGAGAATGACGCGCTCGCACTTCGACAAGAACGGCAGCGCATCCGCGACGTACCCGTAGCGCTTCGCTTCGGCTGGGTTCTCTGTGGCGTTGGCTGGGGCGCCGCCCACAACACTCAGCACCGCATCAGCGGGAACGCCCGCTTCAACCAGTGACAAGGCGTCCATCTCGCCTTCGGTTATATAAACTTCGTTTAGTGCGCCTGCTTCGACAGCGGCTTGGTTGTAGAATTGCTGCTTGCCGCCTGCCTGCTGACGGAAAACCTTGTCGTTTAAACTGCGCGCTTTCCAGTTAACGATATCGCCTTGGGCGTCGAAGTAGTTAAAAATAATGGCGGGCTTGTTGCCGTCACCATACGACGTGACCGCGCCGCCAACGCTCAGTTTTCTCAGGGTTTCGGGGCTTATCTTTCTTCGTAAAGCCCACTGAATCACGTCCTGATCTAGCCTCATCGTACCCTCCGTGCCACTCGCAATGGTGGCAGTACCACATCACTTCCGTGCCTTGCCGCGTAATCGACAATGCGCGGTCAGCTTTATTCTTTCGCTGATCCGTACATCGTGGGCAGCGGTGCTTTCTTGAGCCTGTCGCCGCCGTCACGATGCCCGCTATTTCAGCGTTATCCTCTTGCCAACCCATAGGACGCGAACACCTTCCCATTTTTATGCTGGTACGATGTGTCTATTTCGAGGCCGTCTTCTCGCAATTCGCCAACACGAGCGGCCAGCCGGAAACAGCCCCACTTGTCCAAGGCTTGTATTGGGGTGATGCGATGACCTCTTTCGAGCCACGCTTGGATCTCTGCTTTCTGCGAAATTGGTTTAGCCATTGTCTTCTCCTTTTTCCCATGATCTCCACCTTAAGCGAAAGCGGTCGAAGTTCTGTGTGACTTCGTACACGTCGATAGAAATCCCCGCCCTGTCTTCGGTGTAAGTCTTAAAACAAGAAATCTCGATTATCTGCTTATCGTCTGCGATTGCCCCATTTTCGCCACAAATCGCGTCCGTAGCGGCTTTCAATAAATTATCCAGGTCGGGCTTGATCGCGTGATGCCCGCCTCCCTGCAATAGCTGGGTGCGCCGCGTTTTTGTGTAGCTTTTCGGCGGTTCAAAAAACGCTGCAAAGTGGACAATTACCGGCCTTTCCGTTGGCTTTTTACCAATCAGCCTGACAGCAGCAGCAAGCCTGATTTGGTCCTCGTAGTCTCGGGTTTTCTGAGGCGTGTAAACGTGCCCGCTACGGGCCATGCGGGGGCGACCCTTTGCTACAGGCACCCCCGGCACGTCCAAAGTGAAGTAAGGCCGGTCAGACAAGACGTTTTCCCGCGACAATGCTGTCGTGCCAGTCAATGCACTGCTGCACCTGTGCCGCGTCACCACCAACGGCTACGACTGATTTAATCATGGCTTGAGCCACGATAGACCGTTCCCGATTGCCAGTCCCGGCGTTAGCGACAGCCATTGGGGTCGTCTGCGGTGGTGGTGCCGGGATAGGGCTTGGAGCGCCTTGAGGATGCTGTGGCGGCGCTACAGGGCCACCTCCCAGCGGAACTTCCTTGATAATCCCAAACTTTGAGATCATGCGCTCGGTCGTGCCCTCATAGTCTTTGTCGTAGTAGGGAATCTGGTAGGTCTTCCCGATAACAAGCTCGTCTGCTTTTTCCTTAAATCCCTTGATCGTCTGCCCATCGGTAGTCCTCACGAGATACGGCGATGACGCAGACGGTCCAGGCTGGATGCTGGAAATCGTCGCGGTGGTCATAAGTTGCTCTTTTGCCATGTATTCCTCCGTTTAGCCCAGAAAAAGGGGGGAGACGCCACGTTTGTCGGAACTAAGCGCCTCCCCAAGCGACGGGGAGGAGGCTAAAACCCCTCCGCCGCTATTCTTCAAAAGACTGTCGCTTTCGGCTTATATCGCGCCAAATGCAACGCCGCCTCGAACGCGGCCAAGTCTTCCTCGTAGTGTGTAAACGTCACCGGGTCGATTTCGCCGGTCTTCCGCGAGAATCGCACCAAGGTCGTGCCGTCTATTTCTTCTCCAGCCTCTTGGAGCATGGCGCGATACGCGGCCAACTGCCCAACGTGACCGGCTTTCAGCCCAGCTTTTAGGTCCGTGACACCCTTCCAGTCTAGGACGTGGACCTGACCACTCCGCAGCTTCGCTACCATGTCGCAGGTTCCGGCAATCTTCCATTTCGGGCTGTATAAACGCCGTTCAACGTGAAGAACTTCGGCAATGTTCGCCTTGAACCAATCGCCAAGTGCCTGCTGACACCGCGCAATAGCGATGTCCTCGTGCAGTTCTGGCTCTAGCCCGTGTCCGAGATCCTCGACGTATTTGTGACAAATCGTACCAGTCGAACCGGCATCAAGCGTGAATCGTGCCGGGGCTTTGCATAGTTCCTTAGCCCACTCGGCCTTTGCGTCGGCGCTATCAAACGTCAGCGGTATTTCGGATTTTATTAGCTCCTCCCGAATCAGCTTTGAGGCCCAGCCGCTCGCTATCCCAAAATTGAGCGGATAACATGAAGAAATTGATGAGACTGAGTGGTCGATTTTCTCCCCGTCAAACTCGTAGCGGTGTCTGGCCTCGTGGTAGGTGAGCGTACCGCCCCCGGTTTTGTGTATTTCAATCATCTTCAGCCTCCGCAAAGGGGTCTACCTGGCGCAACACAAAGCCAGCGCCCTCACAGCCAAAACAGGCCACTAGTCGCGCCGCTGGATCGTTTGGGTTTCGGTCAGTAATACTGCCGGTGCCCTGGCAATCGGGGCAGTCTACCTCCTCAAAAGGCCAGTCTTCGCTCATTGCTCACCCCCAAGCCTGCGCTCCAGGTCATCAGCCCAGCAGTCGCGCATCTCGTCTCTGCGCTCTTGCGTGTTTTCATGAAGGCGCTCTAACTCTAACGTTAAGGCGGTTATAGATTTCTGAAAAAACTTAAACGTAGACTCTGGCGTGTCTCGCTTTTCCGTCGCGCTTCGTTCGCTGTAGTCCGCTCCGACTTCTAAAGTCTGCGACCTAACTAGCAAGTCGGCCAACTCGTCTAAAAGCGCCTCATATTGGCGGAAGAAGTCCAGCATTTCGCTACGCGGGCGGAGCAGTCTAGGAAAGTTTAAGATCTTCATAGTGTTAAGGCCCACCCGACCACGGCCACCGTGACCACAACTAAAGTGACGTGAATCGCAATCCCTGCGGTTATCTTGACCGTCTTTTGTAATCGCGGCGCATCGGCCAGCATCGCAACAAACATCAGGCGCTGAATCTTCGAGCCGTGCGCTGGTTCGTATTTCATGCTGCCACCTTTAGTTCCTCACGGCACATGCGCCGGGCTTCGTCTATGCAATATTCGGCGGTCTCTAGGTCTGGGGCCATCCCATACGCTGCGCTCATGCTGACCATTAGCATTGCCATAATGGCCGAGAACTCGTCGACCTTATCAGCCGCGAGCCGTTCCATTGCGTCCATTCCGACAGAATGCGCCGCTTGGTAGTCTTTTGCGTTAAATGCCATGACTTAGCCTCGCTTGTTCATGTTTCAGATTCGGTTGCCACTTGTAGAAACCGGGAGACGCAGCGCGTGTAAACGCTGCGAAACCGAGTCGCTATGCAGGGCGGTTTGATGCGAATAATGCAGCCCCGGCCAACGCGATCAGCAGATATAGCGCAGGTCGATCCGTGAAACCGTCTGCCGTAGCGGTCGCAAAGTACACAAAACCAGCGGTTCCCAGGCTCAGAAGTAACCCGGCAAGAACTGTCTGCACTCGATTCAGCATGCTAAGTCCTCCGAAACCGTAGTTCCGCAAATGCTGCACGGTAAAGAGCCGATTCGCGGTCGTCGCAACCGTCGAGTATTTGTCGCAAGTCAAAGTTTAGCAAAGAGCGGATAAAGTCCTCGTCTGGGACTTTGGACTCGCCAATAGATCTCACTAGTTCGCTGCTCATGCTGGGTCCTCCGCGTAAACAAACATAGAGCCGCGATGGTCCTTTAGGCCCTTCTCAATGTCTACATAATCACATGACCAAGATCGGGACCCCGACGGACCATCGCTAAATTGCCACTCGGGATCACCAAGTTTGGCCTTAAAGTTATGGGCCTCGGGGTCCGTGACGGTTCCCTTGGATATCCAAACCGTGCCCGCGTCCCAAAATTCGGGAGTGGCGTAGACTTTTCGAGTTGCGGTCGGTTTCATTGGGATTTTCATGCTGCGACCTCCAGCGCTGGGGTCCATTTCTCGCGAGCATATCGGATATCATTGGCAAAGCGGCCCTCCAGATAGCTAAGTGCGTCGAGTGTGATTTGATCCGCGTCGAGTAGCGCTAACATTGCCGCACAATGCTTGCGGGCTGTGGCCGCACTTTTGTAATGCTTCGTGTGTTCATTGATAACGCTGCCCGCCAAATCAAAGATCGCGTAGCTATAGACGCGGGTCGCGCCATTAAGTGACGTGGCTTGCGAATGAACGACAACAAATAGCCGACCGTCCGCGCGATCATATGCGCTCAAAACTCGGCCTGAGAAATAGCGCAACGTAGCATCATCAACAAAGTGCGAGCGCCCGCGCAAATTGTGCTGTGCATTGTATCGAGCGTTATAGGAGTGCTGGGAATACTTTTCTACGTTCATAATTTAGCCTCTAAATTTGTGTTCCGACACGGCCCCATAGGAACCGGGAAAAGGAACGCGTTTAAACGCTCCCAAACCGGGTTTCTAATGACAAGAGACAAACTTTAAAGCGCGCTCGCGGGTAGGATGGGCGACCATATTGACGAAACCCTGAGAGTCTTCCCAAATGACGACAGTGTCGCCAATCTTAACCTCTTCCGGAAATGCCTGGGATTCTTCGTAGTCCACAGTAAACAGCGTATAGATGAGTCCGTCCCAGACCTGCGGATGGTCCTCTCCATCCCCATTCATGACGCAATTCCAATACCAGTTAGCGAGTCCAGTCTCGCCCTCGAACTTGCCGCAATCGTTAGTGATAGCCGCGTAATCCTGTAATTCCATTGTGTAGCCTCGTTTTTTGTGTTCCGACGCGGTCACACTAGCACAATATAATGACCATGCAAGCGCTAATATGCATTGCAATGCGTTTATACGCTGTTATAGTGCTGGGTATCGGAACTCTAGAAAGGCTAAACAAATGGACAATGTGACTCGCGAACAATGGCTCAGGGATTTCGTGGAGTACGGTTTTGCGGATAAGTTCGCGGCCATTGGCGCGCCCCTGCCGGACAATATCAACGTCTCTTGTGGCTTTCCCTCCAGCCGTGGGCTAAGTGCTAACCGCCGCACGTTGGGGCAGATTTTCGACCCTTCATGTAGCGCGGACGGCACAACCGAGATTTTCATCAGCCCGACGCTAGATTGCCCCGAGCGCGTCGCGGCCACCCTATGCCACGAACTGGTCCACGCGGTCGTCGGCGTGGCGGCTGGGCATGGTCCCGCGTTTCGCAAGGTAGCGTTGGCAATGGGCTTAACGGGCAAAATGACCGCAACCGTTGCCGGGCCGGGTTTTCAAGAAATGTTCGACCATTTCTCTCGGTCCAAGGGGATCATGTCCGTTGTTGGCGAATACCCTCATTCTAAATTGGACGCGACTCAGCGCAAAAAACAGCGCACCCGCATGGTCAAATGCCAGTGCCATTGCGGATATACAGTGCGGACAACGCGGACGTGGATTGCCGTGGGCGTCCCGCATTGCCCTCTACATGGAGAAATGACCGTGGCGTCATAAGACGTTTAAACACTACGGGGCGGTCATTGGGGCCGCCCTTTTCTTTGCATGGGAGTTATTATGGACCTGCTAGAAGAATTGACGGAATTTTGCGAAAAATACGGGTTATCTGACACCGCCCTGGGGCTGGCCGCAACGGGGGACTCTCATTTAATCCATCGAATGCGACGAGGCGGCGCGGGGACGGCTAGACGGTCAACCGTACTGAAATTACGGCGCTATATGGCGCGCCGTGCGCTAGACGCGGACATATGAGTTGGCGGCTGATTGGCCCGGCCTGGAAGGTGCCGGATTTGACAATGTCCGAGCGTATTGTCCTGCTAGCGCTTGTCAGCTTCACTGATAAGGCCGGGGCTAACGCCTATCCGAGTATTGAGACGTTGTCGGCCCGGTGTTGTTGCTCGCGGTCCACCGTCAAGCGCTCTATTGCCGCATTGTGTAAACGCGGCCTGCTAGAGGCTACCGGCAAGGGCCGCAAGGGCACGAACCGATATAGGGTAGGGTTCACCGGGGACACGGTGGGGGTCCACACTGGGCACAAGGTAGTTCACTCTGGGCCGTCTAGGCGGTCCACACCGGACCCCAATCCTAGTAAACATCCTAGGGACTATCCTAGTGAGACTTATCCTAGTAACGGGTTGCCGGTGGATTCTGTTTTTGATTCGCCTATTAGGCAAGACACTGGAGACTGGACCTTCGAGACGGTATCCGAGCAGGCACAAAGATTGAACCGAGAACGACGCCAACGAAAGTAGCCAAGGGCAACGACCGACATCGGGCGGGCAATACCTAGCCCCGGCGCTAGGCGGGCAATGCCAGGGCTGGCCTCGTTTGTAGCGTGGTCGAGTGGTGTTGGACGGTGGTGCGAACAGCACGCGGGAGTGTCCCCCAGCGCCCAAAAGCCCCAGCCCTAGCGCGCCCGCCCCGGCCCGACCCGGCCTAAACCCTAGGCGTGGCGCGGGTTACAGCCTATCCGATAGGGGCCCCTGGCCCGAAAACGAGTTTAAACGGCGCGGCGCGGCTCGACGCCCGGGTGCCCGGTCCGGGGGCCTAGCTGGGCTAACTCACCCCCACCAACCCCCTATTTTCAGCCCTCTACTAGGTATTCACTCGATACGCTCTAGTTGTTGCCGTTGATCTGGTCGCTAACTCGGTAGTTTCCGACCTAAGCGCAAACGATTTTAATAAGGGGTCCAAAAAGGGCACCTATTCCCAGGAGTGTTGCAAGGACAATAAAGGATTTTAAATGAACGAGGCAGGAGTGTTGCACTGTTGCAGTGGCGATGGAGGGGGTAGATACCCCCCCCTATTAAGGGGTCCAAAAAGGGCACCAATATAACTAGAAGCCTTTAGACACCGCCCCCTGGGTTGTTGGCTTCTGTAAAATTGGGATATAACAAAAAGGATGGTTGCTCATAGAAAAGTTAGGGATGTGCCGGAGCGCACGTCTCGTGATCCTGAAGAAGTAGACTTGGGCGGCGAGCGGTATCACAAGCCTGACGACAAATCGCGCAGGGTTGTTATTGAGGCTGTCGGGTTGGGGATGCAGCAAAAGAACGTGGCCCGGATGCTGGGCATCTGTGTGCGAACGCTGCGGAAGCACTATCGGGAAGAGCTAGATATAGCTGTTGATAGCATCAATTTTGATGTGGCCCGTGCGCTGTACCAAAGGGCTGCTTCTGGTAAGGACACGATAGCGTCTATTTTTATGTTGAAGTCGCGGGCGGGGTGGAAAGATACTCAAGCCCCGGATGCTAATTTGCCGTCGCAGATACAGGTTACTTTTGCGTTGCCTGACCCGAAAGATGCGGTGGGGCAACAGACGGCAATGGTTGATGTGACGCCTAGAGAGACAGAAGAAGCAGAAGAAGAGCCAGAACCCAGTTAGGTATTTATTGGAGTTGTTTCTATGCCCGGACTTTATGCCAACATGAACGCTCGCAAGAAAAAGAAGATGTCTCGTTCTAAGAAGAGAAGCACGATTTCCCCCAAGGTTTACGGCCAGATGAAGAGCAAAACTGGCGGATTTGCGCCAAAACCTAAGCCCATAAAAAGGGGTTAGCCGTGGCTAAGTATAAGGGGCGCACGGTCACGCTGAATAAGCCCCGCCGGATTTCTGCTGGTGAAACCAGCTATGGGAAGAAGAAGTCCGTCGTTTACGTTAAGGATAAGGGCAATGTCCTAAGAGTGACATTTGGTGACCCAAATATGAAAATTCGCAAAAACGAGCCTGGTCGGAAGGCAAGTTTCCGGGCACGGCATAAATGCGCTGATCCTGGGCCTAAGACTAAGGCGAGATACTGGTCCTGTAAGGCTTGGTAGCCGATTTGAAAATAGAAATACCCTACGCCCCACGCCCCCAGCAGCTTGATCTACACCAAGATTCGTCCCGTTTTAAGATTTGTGTGTCCCATAGACGCTGGGGTAAGAGCGTTTACGCGGTTACGGAGCTGCTGCGTAAGGCTTTGGAGATACAAACCGAGCGCGGAGATGGCCGGTTTATGTACCTGGCCCCGTATTATCGGCAGGCCAAGCAAGTCGCCTGGGATTATCTTTGTTATTACGCCAAGGATTTGCCCGGAACTAAGATTAATCAGTCAGAACTCAGGGTTGATTTGGTTAATGGCAGCCGTATTCGGCTTGCTGGGGCCGGAGATGACCCCGATGCGCTACGCGGAATCTACCTTGATGGGGTAGTTTTGGACGAATATGCCGATATGTCGCCCCGTGTATGGGGTGAGATCGTCAGGCCCGCTTTGGTAGATAGAAAGGGGTGGGCAATATTTATTGGGACGCCAAAGGGGAGAAACCACTTTTGGCGGTTGTATGAGGATACCGCTGGGGATAAGGAGTGGTATCGAAATATCTATAGGGCCTCAGAGACAGGGGTTATCGACCCGCACGAGCTTGCAGCCGCAAAGCGCGAGATGGGTGAAGATGAATATCTCCAGGAATTTGAGTGTTCTTGGACTGCTGCAATCAAGGGCAGCTATTACGGAGGATTGGTTGAAGATGCAGATAAAGAGGGTCGTATATCCCGTGTTGAGCATGATCCGGCGATCCCTGTCCACGTTGCTTGGGATCTTGGTATCGCTGATTCGTGCGCTTTATGGTTTTTCCAAGTCACTATGGGCGAAGTTCGTATCATTGATTACTACGAACACAACAACGTAGGACTTGAGCATTACGTCAAAATTATGGCGGAAAAAGGGTATTGGTACGGCGATGACTGGTTGCCGCACGATGCCAAGGTCCGCGAGCTAGGAACAGGCCGCACACGCGCAGAAACACTAGTAAACATGGGCAGACGGCCCCGGATTGTCCCAAATCACAAGATTGCAGACGGCATCAACGCTGGTCGGTTGCTGTTACACCACTGCTATTTTGATGAATTAAATTGCGAGCAGGGCATTAATGCGCTGCGCTCATATCAACGTGAATATGACGACGTAAAGCGCGTATTTAAGAAAACGCCACTGCATAATTGGGCCTCGCACGCCGCAGATGCCTTCAGATATTTGGCTATTGCCTATAAAGATTTAAAACCAAAAGAGCCGCCCGCAGACTGGCAAGAAGAGATGTTAAAAAAACCTAGCCTTGACGACTTGTGGGAAATGCACGATTTTGATTCCGCAAATCATTCGGAGCCGAGAATTTGATGGCTGTTAATTATGGTGAGCCTATGCCGCAAGGGTTTGGTCCCCAGGGCGGTTTAGCGATTCCGGGGCCTATGGGCGGGGAGTTTGGTTCATACCAAGAAGACCCCGCTATGCTCAGTGAAATTCTGGGAAATCTTACTGCTAAAATTACAGTCGAAACCGAACAGGTTCCTGGCGACTACAGCGGCGTTCCAGTTAAGAGCAAGACTGAAGAAGAAGTTGATCTTGCGGACTTACTTCCTGGCCCCGCTCCCATGATGATGTCGATGGGGCCACCGCCGCCGCCAATGCAGCAGATGCAGCAGCCAATGATGGGCGCTCCGATGCAGCAGCCGATGCAACAGATGCAGCCACAACCAATGCAGCCGTTAATATAAAATGGCAGATAGCACCCAGGCAGAACAAGAAAAGCTCTACGGCACCGCTCGTTATTGGCAACGTGAGATCGACCAAGCCAGTGACTTCGAGCGTGATTGGCGGGATCGCGGCATTCGTGTTGTAGAACGATACCGTGACGAGCGGGATACCGGACTTTCTGGACCTCTTAGCCATCGTTTCAACATTCTTTGGTCTAATACCGAGACGCTAAAGGGCGCACTGTTTGCGCGCATGGCCCAGCCTGATGTTCGTCGCCGGTTTAGCGGCGGTGACGCTGCGGCACGACAAGTTGCTATCGCACTAGAGCGTGCGCTTCTTTACGAAATGGATACCTACGATTCGGCGTTGCCTGTTCGCGCTGCGCTAGAAGACTACCTGTTGCCTGGACGCGGGGTAGTGTGGGTTGTCTATGAGCCGATAATTATTAAAGAAAAAACAAAGATCCAAATTAAAGGCGACGGCGTAAACATTACAGAAGAAGAAGAAGTCGAGCGTCTTGGCGATCAGCGTTGCCGATTTGAATACGTTCACTGGCAAGATTACCGAGAAAGCCCAAGCCGTAGATCAGACGACGTTTCATGGCGGGCGCGGCGACACTTGCTTACGCGAGAAGAACTTGTTGGACGTGGTTTTGATAACGCAGAAGACGTTCCCCTTAATTGGAGTCCAGAACGCCCGGACGCTGGAGATGCAGACGATAGCTACAGCCGCGCCGAAGTTTGGGAAATCTGGGACAAAGTAAAGCGTCGGCGTTTGTTCGTTGCAACAGGACACAAGGATGTTCTGGCAGATGACGAAGACCCGTATAGCCTAGAGAACTTCTTCCCGTGTCCGACGCCGCTAATAGCAGTCCACACGAACAACACGTCTGTTCCAGTTCCAGAGTTTACGCTTTACCAAGACCAAGCAGATGAGCTTGACCGCGTAACCACTCGAATTACAAACCTAATTGAAGGGCTAAAGCGCCGGGGCGTCTATGACGCAAGCATTCCAGAGTTAGCGCACCTAGCAAACGCATCAGACAATGAGTTCGTTCCGAGCGATAACTTTGCAAATCTGGCCCAAAAAGGCGGATTAGCTGGCGCTTTTCAAACAGAAGACATTTCTTCGATCACTCAGGTTCTTGCTGGCCTATACAACCAGCGGAACCAGGTGTTGCAGGCGATTTATGAGATCACTGGAATTTCGGACATCATTCGAGGCGGCGGCACAAAAGCTAGCGAGAGTGCAACAGCGCAACAGCTCAAAGCACAGTACGGCTCAATGCGGTTACGGCTACGCCAAGAAGACATATCCAAGTACATCCGCGATCTTTTCCGTATTAAAGCCGAGTTGATTGCAGAAAATTACGAGCCAGAAATCTTGGAGCGTATTACCGGGATTGAGATCACCGAAGAGATGGTCGAGATCATGCGTAACGATAAGTTGCGTAGCTATCAAATCGACGTAGAGACAGATAGCACCGTCTTCGATGACGAAGAGCAAATAAAACGGACCCGGATAGAGTTCGCCAACGTCATGGGCGGGTATCTAGTCCAAGCAATAGAGGCAACAAAAGCCGCTCCAGAGCTAACGCCGATTGCTTTCCAGATACTCAAATTTGTATCGGGTGCATGGAAAGTTGGCCGACAGTTTGAAGAGGTCATCGAAGAAACGGAAGCCTCTGTCATGCAGAAGTTGCAGGCTTCACAGCAACAACCTCAAACCTCGCCAGAGCAGCAGCTCGAACAAGAAAAGATTGCTGCTGAAATGCAACGTGAGCAATTAAAACAAGAGGGCAAGTTGGCAGACATCAGTTCGCGTGAACGGGCAACAGCCGCAGAAATAGAAGAAAAAAGCCGAGCGTCCTCTGAACGTGTGCAAAGCAAAGAAGACTTGGCGTTGCTAGAAGCAGAAATGCGTATGGCAGAGGGTCAGCGATGAACAAAAAATATCTAAGCAACTACGATGAGATTAAGTGGGACAAGCGCAAGGCTGTTTCTCGCGTTGAAACCGCAAGCCAAAAAGTTGCCTACAACATTATTAGAGACATTGAGCCTTTCCAAAGTCCTGTAGACGGCAGCTATGTAACTAGCCGGTCAGAATTGCGGGAACACGAGAAAAAACATAATGTTCGCCAAACCGGCAACGATTGGACCGGAAGTGAACGCCCCTCCAACTGGGATACAATTAGAAATGTCAACAACTGAGACAAGCACCCCTGATCCGGGGCCAGCGTCAGAGCCGACTACACTTGATGGCGTACTAGAAAGCGTCATCTCAGGAGAGTTCACGCAAGGCAATGCTGGACCCACTTCTGTAAACCCACGAGCCATTGCCGGTGATACCAGCGCGGAAAACGTCGAAGTCGAATCAGACGACCCATCGAACGAAGCCGCCGAAGGCCATGAAGAAGGCAAAGACGAAGCCACTCCTCTATCAGATGATACAGATTCTGAAGCGGAGCCAGAGCCGGATGCTTTAGCCGCACCAAAAACATGGCCTGCTGAACAAAGAGAAGCGTTCAATCAGCTACCCGATGAGCAAAAGGATTTTATGCTCAACCGGGAGAAAGAACGGGACTCGGCGTTTACTCGCAAGACGACTGAACTATCAGAGCAGCGTAAACAGCTAGAAGGCTTAAACGGGGTTTTGGCACCGTATAAACAGCAGATGCAGGCTCACGGGATTAGCGAAGCTGAGTATGTTTCGCGTCTTATGACCTACGACAATGCACTACGGCAAAACCCCAAAGCAGCCCTCCAGCAACTCGCCCAGCACTATGGCGTTCAGCTTCCGTCAGGCGATTCGGGCGCGGATTATGTAGATGAATACGCTACAGATTCGCATACACAGCAACTGCAACAGCAATTAGCCCAAACGCAACAGCAAGTTAATATGTTGGCCCAGTCGCAGCATCAAGATCGTTACCAAAGTTTAGAGAATGTCGTTGTAAAGTTTGCAAATGAGAAAACCGCAAACGGAGAACTTAAACATCCTCATTTTGAACAGGTGCGTGAACGGATGTCGCGGCTCGTAACTGCCGGAGAGACTCAAGATTTGAGTAAGGCATACGACATGGCGCTTCGATTAGATGACGGCCTCTACAAAGAGACGTTGGAAAAAGAGCGGCTAAGCGTAAGCAATAAAGAGGACGCAAAGAGAAAAGCGGCTATAGATAAAGCCAAAAAAACTCGGCCTTCTCGCTCTGCTTCTCCACCTAATGGAGTAGTCACATCTACGGGTCTCGATGAAATTTTACGCGACAAGATTAACACTGCTAGAGCATAGGGTTTCTGCCGTTGCCATTTTGATGGAAGAAAACAGAAATGGTCGCTTCTCCAAATTCCACCTATACGGAGATCGTAACCACTACGCTTGCTGGTTACTCCAAAACGATGGCCGACAACGTGACGAACAACAATGCGTTGCTTCGCCACATCGACTCAAAGGGAAATAAAAGCCCCGCAACTGGTCGTACTATCGTCCAAGAGCTTGAGTATGCAACGAACTCGACCACCAAGTGGTATTCGGGTTACGAGGTACTCGACACCTCAACTAGCAATGTCTTCACGGCTGCTGAATTTAACTACAAGCAGTTGGCGGGCAACGTAGTGATCTCCGGTCTCGAACAAGTCGAGAACTCTGGCTCAGAGCAGATTTTCAATCTTCTCAAAAGCCGCATTCGCAACCTTGAAAAATCGCTAAAAAACACGATGGCGTCTGCGCTTTATGCGGATGGCAGCGGGACTGATTCCAAAGAACTTGGCGGTCTACAGCTTGTTGTTCCTGGCACCGTGGGTAACACGGTCGGCGGGATTAACAGCACGACCTACGATTTCTGGCAGAATCAGGTTTATGATTTTTCCACTGCGGGGGTAACCGCTTCAGCTACGACGATCCAGACGGCCATGAACACGTTGTGGCTTTCTACTATTCGTGGCGCTGATCGGCCTGACGTGATTGTCGGTGATACCAACTACTTTGGTTTCTACTGGTCATCGCTTCAGACGAACCAGCGGTTCACATCTGATGAGTCGGCGTCGGCTGGGTTTATGAACTTGATGTTCATGGACGCTCCGGTCTATTACGACGATCAGTGCCCTGCCAATAAGATGTACATGCTCAACACCGATTACCTCTTCTTGCGTTATGCAGAGGGTCGTGAGTTTGTTCCTCTTGGCGAAAAGGCATCCGTAAACCAAGACGCTCTTGTCATGCCTGTTGCATGGGCCGGTAATATGACGGTCAGCAATCGCGCACGGCAAGGCATCATCCAAGCCTAGTAGGAGGTCTTTAATGACTTACACAACTCAAGGTGCTATCGGAATTGACTTTGATGGGGGCACCGAAACGACCCCATCTCAGCCTCCGGGTAGCAGAATGGTTGGAACCGATGCTTCAACTTGGCTCTACATCGAAGCAGGGGCAGCGATTGCTCAATACGATGTAGTGGCTGTGACGGAGCTTTACGTTGGCGTTCCAATCACAAAAGCACTCGTCGATACTGGTGAACTTGTTGCTATAGCTCCTCAAGCAATTACGAATGGGGAATATGCGTGGGTTCAGTTGACTGGAACTTGCACGATCAATGTTTTGGCAAGTGCTGCCGCAAACGTGATCTTGTTTTCCACGGCAACAGCCGGAAGTCTTGATGATGCCTCTACTGGTCAAACAAGAGTAGACGGCCTCAAATTGACAGCGGCGCGTGGCGGAACTGCTGGTAGTGCAGCGGGTCTTGCTTCATATCCAAAGTCGTTTGTGATCTAACCAAAAAGGAAGTGCGGGGGTGTAAAAGCCCCCGCGCAACTGATGCTTATGAGCGGAAATATCAGAGTCGAATTTATTCCTGGGGAAAATGGCAGCCCCGATCTGATCGAAATACGACGAGTGGGAGATCCAGATACGGTCCTCTACAAAGTCTCAGAAAAGATCGAATGGCTGGAAGAGAATTTTCCAAAGGAAATTGCGGCTTACCAAAAGAATGGTGGCGGCGCGTCGTCAGCTAAGATTAAGCCCTCGGGGACTTTGCTTACCGCCCTAAAGGGTGTCGGTAACAGGCGAGCTAAAATCCTAATCAACCAGGATGTCAGCACGGTTGAACAACTATCAGAACTTTCCGATGCAAGCGTTGGCAGTCTGGGTGCTGGAACGGTAGATTTGCGTAAGCAAGCCCGTGACTACCTGGCGGCTCAAGCTGGCATTCAACCGAAACAGGTTGTTGGATGACCCTTCTAACGATTTGCCAAGACGCCGCAGACATCATTGGGATAACTGCGCCTGATGCTGTCACTGCGTCAACGGACACCTCAGTTATTCAGCTAAGGGCTGCGGCAAATCAAGAAGGTCGCTCTTTAGTGCAGCGCCATACCTGGCAGCTTCTTACAAAAGAAGGCAGCCACACCACTCTAGCCGCAGAAAGCCAAGGGACGATGGTTTCGATTGCCGCTGACTTTGGGCGGTTTAGCAACGACACAATGTGGAACCGCACGACAGACCGGACATATTACGGCCCTCTAACTGGTTCCGAGTGGCAGCGGCTTCTAGCTGTCGTTAGCGGCGGCATTACCAACTATTTCCGCATTCGAGGCGGGTTGCTGCTTTTGAATCCGGCCCCGCCAGCAGGCGAGTCAATCAAGTTTGAGTACATTACAAAAAACTGGGTAGACGAGTCAGGCGGCACGGTTGCTGACGCAGACAAGTTTACCGGAGACGGGCAGACAAGCGTACTTCCCGAAGAGCTAATCACTCTTGGCGTTATCTGGCGCTTTCTGAAGATTAAAGGACTGTCATACGAACAGCAGTTCCTTGAGTATCAGTCGCGATTGCAGGAATACACGCAAAGCGAAGGAGCGAGACCAATTTTGCGTATGAGTGGACAAAGCCGAGCTATTCTTGCGCTTAACGTGCCCGATTCGGGCTTTGGAAGCTGAACAAGGAGACACGCTATGCCGATGGTTGATGGAAAAAAGTATCCCTACACTTCAAAAGGGATGGCCGCTGCTGAAACTGCTAAGAAAAGCTCGACTAAAGTAGCGTCTAACAAAAGTTACAAAGGCGGCGAAAAACCTAACGGAACTTTTAGCTGTCCGGGCAGCAACGAAACTAACATTACGGCGTAGACAATGAAGCGCGATCTTTATGGCGAGTTAATGGGAAGGGCGCTTAATCGCAGCGCTCCTCCTGGGCATTTCGCTGCTTATATTCGGCCTGACGAGAGTGAGGTTCTGCGCTCTATGGGTGGCGGCGTTGCTCCTGATGGCGGGCAGAATATGTATAACGGGATGCCTGCGTACTTTAGCGGACTCGGTAGCGTTTCGTTTGACAACCCGTCCGTCACAGCTCCAAGTGCGCCTTCAGTAGATGCGCCTTCAGTAAACGCGCCCTCAGTAAACTTTGACATACAGTCCGCTGTTGATGCTGGAGCCGCCGCCGCCGCCGCCGCCGCCGGTCCACAAGGCAACTCAGGTGTCAGAGGCGACAATCCAACTACTGTCGCTCAAGAATTTGCCCAGGCCCAAGCTCAAGCTGAGGCCCAGGCTCAAGCCCAAGCCCAAGCCCAAGCCCAGGCTCAAGCCAACATACGAAGCGGCGGCATAGCGGCAGCAGCGGAGCAGGCTAGAAGCCAAGGCATAGCTGACATTCTTGCTGTTCAAACAGCTAATACAAACAGCCTTCTTGCAGGCACGGGAAGCAAAGGAATTGCTGATATTCTTGCTGACCAAACCATTGCTGATGATATTGCTGACCGGGCATCAGTCGGCTCTAAGTACGACGCATCAAAAGTTGGGAAAGGCCCTAACACTAGAACCGGGACATATGTTGATAAAGATGGCGTAACACGGTCTATCTATGATTCGGGCGAAAGAGGTAAGCCAGGGCAGACAAGAACTGGACCGGACGGAATTACTAGATCTGCCTCAAACACATCTTATCCTGGCGGAAGTCCATATGCTTTTACCGTGCCTACGATAGAGGCGCAGCTTGAACAAGCCGACGTAGACAAAGCTAACAACAGTTTTTTTGGCAGGATGTCTCCTGGTGACCTTACAGTCGTTCAAGACCCGTATACGGGAATTGTATCAAGAGGGCGTTCTGGGACAGCGGCGGATATCGGGATGGGAGTTGCGAGTTCTTTATTGCCTACCTGGCTATCGGCTATTCTTGGCGGCAGAAATCTTATGACACCCGCTGCAAAAGGCGAAGTTACCTTTGATGCTGACTTAACTCCTCTTGCGGGTGAAGGAGGTACTTATAACGATGATTTTAACATTGACGATATAAGCCTCCCAAGCCCGAGCGATGAAGAGCTTATGGCGGCTACGCAACCAACAGACCCAACAGACCCCGCAAATGACCCAGCGCCGCCTGCGGTCAAGGAGTATTACAAACCGCCGCAGTGGGTTCTTGATAGGCTTGCTCAGAACTTGGCGTATGGCCCTGGTCGTATAGGCTGATGGCAAGATCTCCTGCATCCATGACCGGGCAAAGCACTGCTTTCCCATCTCCGATAGGCGGTCTAAACACCCGTGATTCGGTGGACTTGTTGCCGGAGACTGACGCAATCAGGCTGGACAATTTCTTCCCAGCGCGCTCTCACGTTCAAGTTCGCAACGGATACGACGACCATGTGACAAGTCTGCCGTCTACGGTGGAGAGCTTGATGGTCTACAACAGCGGCACGGCCAACACGATGTTCGCCGCAAGCGGGAGCGCAGTCTACAACGTGACTAGCGCGGGTTCTGTTGGCGCTGCTGTTATTACCAGTCTGTCTAACGCTAAATTTCAGTCGGTCAACATGACCACTTCTGGTGGGTCATTTCTTTGGATCTGCAACGGTGAGGACGCACCTCGTCACTGGAACGGCTCTGCATGGGCCACGCCGACATTGGGCAGCGTTACCGCCGCAAACATAATTAATGTCGAGGTCTACCAAGAGCGGCTGTTCTTCGTTCTAACCGACAGCCTAACGTATGGATATCTGCCGGTGAATAGCATTGCTGGAACAGTTGCCTCAGTAAATCTGGGCAGCGTTTTCAGCAAGGGCGGCAAGCTGATGGCGATCAGCACCTGGACCCGTGATGGTGGGTCTGGTCCTGATGACAACATCTTGTTCTTTACCGACCAAGGCGAGATCGCGATGTACAGCGGGACCGACCCATCCGACGCTACAAAGTGGGGATTAGTCGGCGTTTACACGGTTGGTCGGCCAATCGGGCGTAGGTGCATGATGAAGGTTGGCTCTGACTGCTATCTAGTCACAGAGAACGGCCTGCTTCCAATGACCCAGGTTCTTGGAACAGGCGAGGCTGCGCCGAACGTCGCTCTTAGCGACAAGATCAGCAACAGCTACAACGATTCAGTCGTTGAGTTTAAGGGAACTTTTGGCTGGCAAGGAGTGGTGTATCCAAAAGGCGGATACGCCGCTGTTAATGTTCCATCGTCTACCGCTGGCAACTTTATTCAATACATCATCAATTTAGAAACTGGGGCATGGTCCCGTTTCACCAATCAAGACGGATATGCTTGGGCTGTATTTAATAGCGACCTCTATTTCGGGGGAAGCACCAAGGTCTACAAAGCAGACAGCGGAACAGACGATTCGGGCGGGGCAATAGAAGCCGTCGCTAAGACAGCCTTTATCTACTTCGGCGGTAGGTCTGGACCAAAGCGTTACACAGCAATCCGGCCTGTTATGGCGAGCGACTCTGAGCTTGAGGTCAGCATCGGCTTTGATACAGACTTCAGAGATGGAACCACGACGTTTACACCAAGCACGACAGGCTCTATCGCCTCTGCGTGGGACACAGCGACTTGGGACTCAGCAACGTGGGGAAGCCCGATCACAACCCATCAAGCGTGGTTTAGCGTAGCCGACATCGGCTGGAACGCAGCCGTCCGCGTTAGAACCAGCACGACCCAACAGTCTGTTCGTTGGCTTGCTACAGATGTCCGCTACGAAGTAGGGGTCGGGCTATGATAAGTGATTACGTCTGGGATCTTCTTCTGCCCTCAACGGAAAACTTTGAATCGGTTGACCGGCAGGATGTCGAGCTTGGCCTTGATAACGGAAGTTTCACGCTGTTCCAGGGAGAAAGATCGGCTGCGGTGACTTGTGCTTACGGCGAATCTTTAAGAATTGGATTGGCCGGAGGCGACCTTGATGAACTGAAAGAGATCGAAGAAAAGATCTGTAGTTTTGCAAAGGACAATAAGTTTAGGTTTATTGAGATTATTGGCCGTCCTGGCTGGGAAAAAGCATTGACCGATTACAAAAAGACAGCAGTTCTGCTGAGAAAGGAGCTAAATCATGGGCTTCATTAGAGATATGTTTAGCAGCCCACAGGCACCGCCCCCGATAGATTACGGGCAGTTGGCGCAAAACCAAGCTGCTCTTGACGAGGACGCTCTCAGGCTGCAAACGAATTTAAGCCGCCCTGATATGGTGACGCCGTACAGCACGACGACGTTCCGCGAAACTGGGCCTGACGAATATCTAGGCACCTACACTCTCGCCCCCGAATACGAAGCCCAGCGTGCTGGAGAGCAGCGAATACAAAGCGGGTTGCAGGGACTGGCGCAACAGCGAGTTGGTCAGATAAGCCAAAACCCGTTTAATACGCGGGGACTCCCATCTGAGCCGGGTGCTTTCTCGTATGGAGATTATGGAGCGCAACCGCAGTATTCTACCGCTGGAGCATCGTACCAACTGCCTGGCTACTCAGATTTAGAGTCTTACGCCACTGGCGCTGCTGATGATTTCTACAATCGTGCGACGAACAGGCTAAACCCGCAGTTTGACAGACAAGAGGCTGCTCTCAGAACTCAGCTAATCACCACAGGAATCCCAGAAAATTCTCCTGCTTACAATCAAGAGATGGAGACGTTCCGACAACAAAAGAACGATCAGTTAGCTGATTTGGCAAGTCAGGCCGTGTTCCAAGGTCAAGACCTTCAGTCAAGCATGATGGGCAATATCTTGACGGGGCGCGGACAGCAATTGCAGGAACTGGGTACGCAATACGACGTTTCCCAGGCGCAGAGAAGCCAGCAGATTGCAGAAGGCCGAGATCAATACGGAATAGGGCAGCAAGCGAGGGATCGCGCTATTGCAGAGAGGCTCCGAGAGCGGCAGCAGCCAATGACAGAGCTTTCGGCTTTGTTGACCGGCACGACACCGTTCTCACAAGCTGCTGCTCAAGGTCCAGGCGGGCTTGCTCCAATCAACGCGCCACCGCCAGTAGACCTGGGCCAATACGCAGCCATGCAGCAAGCAGATAACCTTGCTCGCTACCAAGGTGCCCAACAAAGGCAAGCAACGGCTCTAGGCATCCCTGTGGCCCTTGGGTCGGCATACCTGGGCAGAAACACAAGCTAAAAGGCTGTAGCAATGGCAACATTCATCACAGACCCTCGGATTGCTTACGCCCAAGCTGCGCGTAACGACTACAGAAAGCGGTCGCTTGCCCCAATCCAACTGCCAAGAAACCCGTATGGCGGCTCTCCGGTTGCAAGTGCGCTGCGAAACCTGACCTACGGAGCCTTGGCGGGACAAGAAGGGCGGCGAGTTAATGAGCTTCAAGAAGCTCAGACTGCGGCTCAAAATAAGATTATGGGTCAGATTCTACAGTCCTCAAGGGCCAGACCTCCTGGTGAGGGGGGATACCTTTCTCAGTCTATGGTCAACCCTCCTGACCCTACGGGGATGAGAGCGGCAGTAGGAGATACCTTGCCTCCTCAAACGCAAGTAAGCGTTAATCGCCCTGCCCGTCCAGCAATGCAGCCGTTTGATGCAGGCGTTGCTAAAACTGCTGGGATTATGCCTGCTCAACTTGAGATGCTTCGCATGAAAGCAATTCAACAAGGTGATGCGGCCACTGCTAAAAAAATTGCCGAAGAAGCGCAAAGGGGTTTGCAAAATGCTCTTTTGCAGAACACTCCAGAAGGGATGCAGCTCGCGGAGCAGTACGGAGCAATCCTTGATCCAGCAAGTTCTTTGACTCGGCAACGGCAACTTGCTGATAAAGGCGTAGCAAGAGACCAGACGGTTGCTGATACAGCAGCAAGAAATCTGCGCCAAGACACAAACACGGAATCAGCCAATCTTCGGGCAGAAACTCTCTATGGCGTAAGACTAGCGGAAACAAGGGCTTATGATGAAGCAGAAGCAGACGAAACCAGGACTTACACCGAAGGGCGAGCAACGGAAATTGCTAGAGGCAAAATAGTAGGAGTCTTTGACACAACAAAAAATTCAAACGTCTTTGTCACTGCTGGTGAACTTATAGATGACAAAGGAAGTAAATTCGTTCCAAAGCGAACAGATGCTCGGACAACTGCTCCTAGCGTCAAAACATTCTATCCTACTGAAACTTTTGTGGCAGACGGTCGGACGTATGAAAAAGACAAGCCCTACGATTTAACAAACCAGCAAATTGCAGAACCAGAATTGCGTAATGCTTTAAGCACTGGAAAATTCACAGCAAGAGCGCCGTCTACAACACCAAAAACAACGGTGTCTCTGGTTACTCTTGTGTCGAATGAAGAGCAAGTAGGCCCTAACGGGGATATAATAGCACCTAACACGCCGTTTACTGTTCCCAAACGACAACTTGATAGTAAATCTGATAGCGCAAACGACAAACTTATTCGAGGGCTAGGGAGCGGCGCAATCCGACCAGTCACGCCAAGCACTTTCGAACCTCCCGTCAGAAATCTGTTAAGAGATATTGAGAGTGGTTTAGTACCAAGACCAAACCCAGAATCTTCAGAAGCCTTTGATGAAAGCATTTTCTTAAAGGATATGGACGAAAACGATATTGCAGGGATGCTAGAACAAGGTTCTTTTGACATCCCAAATTTAGGAAGGAGAGCCGCAAACTTTGTTTCTGCTAATTTAGGGTTCAATGATCCGAGCAAAGCTACAAGAACCCAGTCGGCTAATTTAGATCAAGTGCAGGCTTTAATGAGGGTAACTTTAGTTAAAGCGTTAAGTGCGCGAGGGTCTAACCTGACTATTGAGCTTGCAGATCGCATACTTCCTAGTTCTGGCAAAACTAAACAAGAAAACATTTCCATTGCTAAAGCTGGTCTGGGGGTGTTTGAGACTAATCTTGAAATAATAAAATTAAAGTTAGACGACCCTAATCTTTCTGCAAAAGAAAGAAGCAAGTTTCTTCAAGCTGGATTGGAGCTTATGCGGGTTATCCCTGTTTATAAAGCAATGGCTAATGCTGGCGGCGAGCCAACCGGCGCAGACGAAGTTACCAGAACGGGCCGCGAGTGGTCTCGCGTCTCATCGGGAAGTGAATAAGAATGGCTGACACACAAAGGATTTCTATTAAAGGGTTTGGCGAGTACGACATCCCGGCTGACTTAACGACAGAACAAATAAGCGCAATGGTTGACGAGATTGTTGATAGTGAGCGCAGCCAGCCATTGTCTGCTTCCCAAGCAGCGGGAGCCGCTGGAGCAGGCGTAAACGTAGGGCTTGCCGATTTTGTTGGCTCTGCTGTAGACCTTGTAAACCAGATCCCTACTATTGTGAGCCGTGCTGATCCAGCAGAGTTGGCAAGAAAAGCTGTTTACAACATAGCCAACATTCAAAACAGGCCCGAAAACCCTAATATTATTGGCAGCGCGTTTCGTAATGTACGCGAGCAAATTACGGGAGTCCCTGCTGAACCAAGAAAAGAATTTGAAGGACAACCTCTTGCGCCTGCAATGTCTCAAAATCCTGTGGGCGGTCGCCAGCAGTTAAGGGGATTGTTGGCTGCGGGAAATATAGGTTATCGAGACATATCCGACGTTCCCTTCAACCAACGGGCTTTTGCGCGAGCAGGGGAAGTGGTGGGGTCTAGTTTGCCTATTGCCGCACTGCCTTTTGCGGGCCAAGCCTCTAGGTTAGTCCCAACGATAGCTCCTCGCGCCGCACCAGCAGTTGAAACGCAGAGGGCAACGGGAATGTTTGCGCCATTTGTTCAAAAAGCTGCCAACCAACCAGGGCGATTTGCTGCGATGGAAGCGTTGTCTACCGCTCTTTCTGGAGCGGGAGCAGGCGGTGCGGAAACAATTTTCCCTGGGAGCGACGTAGCGAGAATAACTGGCTCTGTTGCTGCGCCTCTAGCGCCTGCGGTCACTGCGCTTAGAAATGCTCCAGCACTTGTCAGAGGTGCAGCCGATGCAGTTCGGACTCAGTTTGGCAGAGCCGGGAGAGAGGCTGCGGCGGCAGACGAGCTAGCAAGAATAGTTCCTGATCCCCTTGATAGAACAAGATTAGCGGAAGAAATTAAGAGCAGTGACCTTGTTGATAGTGGTGTGCCAATAACCCCAGGCCAGATTACAGGCGACCCGGAGCTAACTGCCCTTGAAAGACTTTTAGTCAGGTTAGATGAAAGAACCCCTGACGGGGGGCAAGGTAAATTAGAAGCCGTGCTGTTGGCGCAACGCCAAAGATTTAACGCAATCGTTGCAGAGGGCGACCCACGGGCAATTCAAGAAGCAGCGCAGGCCAGAGTAGACATGTTTAATAGTGTCTTAAACTCTAGGACCGCGCAGGCAAAAGAAATGCTTGAGAAGGCTGCTGACAAGACAACAACTTCTGCTGATAGAACAGAGTTAAATTTATCTGCTAGGCAGATACTAGACGACGTAAAAAAAGCCGCTAATGATACTGAAGACCAGTTGTGGAACACCGTTCCTAGGGATGTTGAGAGCGCTCCTCTTTCTACCGTTATTTCTTACGAAAAAAACGCAGCCGAGTTTCTCCCAGGGGAGAACCCATTTGGCGTTATATCTACTGCCGTCAGGGGTCTTAAAAGACGACAAGCTAAATTAGATAAATGGACAAAAGATAAAGCAGCGGGAAAAGAGGTTGCGAACAAAAGACCTCCCCCTGTGCTTTCTGGTGATTTGCTTAGATTAAGAAATAGAACACGGGCGCTTCAAAGAAATCCGCAAACAGACCCTGACACAAAAAGGCGTCTTTCTACTGTTGTTGAAGGGATAGATCAAGACTTGGCGGACATGGGCATTTCTGAAGCGACTGCCGCAATACGCTTTACGAAAAACAAAAATCTTACTTTTGGAGAAGGAATTGTAGGCAAGACCTTGGCTACCTCGGGTAGGGGTGTGCCAAAAATACCGGCACAAGTTACGTTGACTGCCGCCCGTGCCAATAGAGAAAAAGGTGACGTAAACTTTCAAGAGCTTAGAGAGGCCGCAGGATTTAATGCTGTTAACACAAAAAGTCTTGGCGGCGTTGAAATGGAAGCGTTGCAAAAAGAATTTCTTAGAAAAATGGCATCTGAAACAGCCGGAATGGCGGGAGATGTAAACCTTAGAAACTTGAGAACATTTATTTCAAGAAACGAGGAAGCTATTAAAAGCCTTGGGCTAACTGACGTTTTTTCTGACACTGCAAACGCAGCGGCTGTTGCTCAACGAGTGTTAAACAAGGTTAAGAAATATGGACCCGGATCAAGCCGTCAGAAAAAAAGTTTTGCCTCCAGAGCGGTAAAAATGGATATTAACCAGGCCGTCAAGCAAATTTTAGTGTCGCCAGACAAAGGCAGGGAACTGCAAAAGTATTTGAACCTTGTGCGAGGCAGGAAGGGCGGAAGCAGAGAAGCATTTGAAGGGTTGCGTTATGCTGTTTACCAACAAATTCTTGACTCTGCGACAACTAGCAAAGGAATGTTGTCGGCCCGCGCCCTTAACGCGATACTAGACGCGCCTGCTTCTTCATACACTTTAGGGCCGTCACGGACGCTAAGATCAGAACTTACAAGGCAAGGCATTTTAACCGCAGACCAGAATAAAGGACTCGATGCCCTAATTGTGCAGGCGAGGAAGTTAGAAAATTCGGT